GGCTGCGACGACATCGCCCGCGTTTACGCCGGTCCTGACGAAGCCGAACGCCTATCAGAACCGGATTCAGTTCATCGAAAACTGGATCATATCGAAGCTCACGCGCGGCAACGCCTACGTGCTGAAGGAGCGCGACGCGCGCAACGTCGTCGTGGCCCTGCACGTCCTGCACCCTGACCGCTGCTGGCCGCTCGTCGCGCCTGACGGCTCGGTGTTCTATCAGCTAGGGCGCGATCTCCTGGCGGGCGTAGGCGAGCCCGACCCCGACTTCCCGGCGGTGCCTGCAAGCGAGATCATCCACGACCGCTGGAATTGCCTGTTTCACCCTCTCGTCGGGCTGAGCCCGATCTTCGCCTGCGGCATGGCTGCGCTTCAGAACGTCACCATGCAGGCGGCCATGACCGGCCTGTTCAAGAACGGCGCGCGCCCTGGCGGCATCCTGACTGCGCCCGCCGCCATCGCTGACGACACGGCCGCGCGGCTGAAGACCTATTGGGAAGCGAATTTCACTGGATCCAACGCCGGGCGAGTGGCCGTGCTTGGCGACGGGCTGAAGTTCGAGTCGCTGATGATGACGGCGACCGACGCGCAATTCCTGGAGCAGATGAAATTCGGCGGCCAGACGATAGCCGCAGCCTTCGGTGTCCCGGCCTACATGGTCAACCTCGACCAATACCCGAGAAGCGTCAGCATCGAGGCGCTCTATCAGATGTATTACGGGCAATGCCTGCAAATCCATATCGAAAGCATTGAAGAATGCTTAGACGACGGTTTGGCGTTGCCAGGACAGTACGCCGTGAAGTTCGATCTCGCCGGGCTGCTGCGCATGGATCAGGCGTCGCAGATCAAGGCGCTGGTGGAAGGCATCGGCGGCGGCCTCTACGCGCCGAACGAGGGCCGCGCGAAGCTCAACCTGTCGCCGGTCGAGGGCGGCGAGACGCCTTACCTGCAACAGCAGAACTACAGCCTCGCTGCGCTCGCGAAGCGCGACGCGGCGCAAGACCCGTTCGCGCCAGCCGCGCCACCGGCTGCACCTGCTGCGGACGTTGCCGAGCCTGCCGCCGACGCTGAACCGGCGTCAGACGCAGCCGACACGGCGACCGCAGGCAAATGGCTGAGCGAGGTGTTCGCCCATGTCGATGCACTCGGCATTGCTGCCTGATCCGCGCGCCTTCGCCGAGCAATTGGTGCAGCGCGTCCAGGGCGCGCTTGCGCCTGTCGTTCGCCGCCTAGAGCGCATCGAGCAGGAACCGCCGCCGCGCGAGGGCCGCGACGGCTTGCCCGGCGTTCCTGGCGCGCCCGGCGAGAAAGGCGAGGCTGGCCGCGACGGTCGCGATGGCGTCGATGGACGCGATGGCGTCGATGGCGTCGATGGCCGCAACGGCATCGACGGCGCAGCAGGCGACGCCGGGTGTGATGGTCGAGACGGCGCGGACGGTGTTGACGGTCGAGACGGCGTTGACGGCGCAGCAGGTGCGCCGGGCGTCGATGGACGCGATGGCGTCGATGGACGCGATGGGTTCAGCCTGGAGCATTTCGACGCCGAGCTAGCCGCAGGCGGGCGCGTGCTGATCCTGACGCTGACATGCGGCGAGCGCGTCGAGCGGCGCGAGCTTCGCACTGCGCTGATGATCTATCGCGGCGTCTTCAAGCCGGGCGACGCCTACGACCCCGGCGACACGGTGACGTGGGCAGGCTCGCTCTGGCACTGCAACGCGACGACGAGCGAGAAGCCCGGCGACGGTGGCGCAGCCTGGACGCTGGCCGTGAAGAAAGGTCGCGACGGCAAAGACGGCGCGACAGGTGCGGCAGGCGAGGCGGGGCCGAAGGGCCGCGACGGGCGCGACCTGACGCAGCTAGCCGCTGATGGAGCCCGATACTGATGGCCTCGTTGATCTCGCAGGCTGACGCGCTGCAACAACTGCGGCTGGTCGAGGCGGCGTTGACGCCTGACCAACTAGCCGACGTGAACGCCAAGGCCGAGCAGGCGTCGGCTATCGTCTCGGACTACCTGAAGGTTCCGTTCATCGAAGGGCCGCTGAGCGTGCAGCCGATCTCGCGTCGCGCGCCTGTGCAAACCGACGATCAGCCGCCGCTGTCGCCGCTCTGGCCGATCTTCCCCTGGTATGGCCCGCCAACGCCCGTAGAGCCTCCCACGCCGCCGCCGCCGTTCACGCAGAACAATCTGCCCACCGTCGTCAAAGCGGCCATGCTGATCGTTCTGACGGCCCTCTACGACGGGCGCACGCCTGCCGACATCCTGCTGTCGGTGCCGATCACCGACATCCTGGCGAGGCGGCGCGATCCTGCGCTGGCCTGACGGTGTGGGTGCGGATCCTGCGCGAGCGCCTGTTGCTGCTGCCGCCAAAGCATCGCGCCGCGATCCGCTACGAGGTCGGACAGGTCGTGCCGATCAGGCGCATCTGGGGTGAGCAGTTGATCGCTGACGGCTCTGCGGTCGAGGTTCCTGCGCAGCGACGCCAGGAGCGCACGCCTTGGACGAAGCCCGGCCTTGAGACGCGCTCGCTGAGCAGCGTGGAAGGTCAGCCCGCCTCTGGCCCGAACGTCGAGGGCCATCACTCCGTCTCGTAACAGGACGTTTCGCGATGTTGCAGAAACGACAGCCAGCGCTGGCCGGGCTGCTGCGCGAAAGCGTGACTTTCCAGCAGCACGCGCTCGACGCCAACGGCGATCTGCTCGGGCCTTGGACCGATCAATTCGCCGCCCCGGCGCGCGTCGCCGCCCAGGTGCGCGGCGAGCAGGCGCTTCAGCAGCGCATCGCAGGCGTGCAGCCCATCGAGATCACGCTGCGCCTGGATTCCTACTCGGCCCGGCTCGACACCGATTGGCGCGCGGTCTGGCTGAACTGGCCTTTCGAGATCACTGCGCTCGCGGTCGATGAGCTAGGCGCGACCGTGACGCTCCTGGCCGTGCGCGCTCGCGAGGTGGAGTCGGCGTCGTGACGATCAGCGCGAAAGTGACCGGCGGCGACGGCAAGGCGATTAAGCAGATGCTCGCCAGCCACGGCGCGCGCTTGAAGGCGGCGAACAAGAAAAGCGCCGACGAATTCATGGCGCTGGTCAAGCTCGCCGTGCCGCAAGGCCCGGCTTCGAAGCACGGCCATCTGGTCGACACCGTCCAGGAAAGCGACGTGAACGAAGTCGGCGTTCAGGTGTCGATTGGCGACGCCGAGCGGCCCTATCCCGCGCACCTCGAACTCGGTCACCGCTCGCGCGGCGGGACGCACGTCCCAGGCAAAATGTTCTGGTATCCGGCTAAGCGCGTCGTCCAGAAGCGCAGCCACAACCGCATCCTGAGAGCCGAGCGCGTCGCGATCAAATCAGCAGCGGCGGCGACGGCTGCGGAGTGATGCGATGGCCGACCCAGCCGCCGCGTTCCACGCTGCGCAAGACGCAGCGCTGCGCGCCTCTGCACCGCTCGCCGCCCTGTTCCCCGGCGGCGTGGTCAAGCTCTATTCGGTCGTTCCGCAGAACGCCCCGCTGCCGTTCATCAGGATCGGTGACGACCAGATTATCGAGGACACCGACCCAACCTGCGCCTCGTCGTCTGAAATCTTCGCCCTGGTGCATGTCTGGACGAAGCCCGACCCGCCGGATGTGCAGCTAGGGCGGCCGCCGATCTCGCCATCGCCGGGTTCGATACCGTCCTGGCCGACTTCGTTGATGCGCGGCACCTGACAGACCCGGATGGAAGCTCTCACGCCGTCCTGACCTTCCATTATTTCGCGACGGCTGAACCCCCGCTCCCGCTCATCCAGGAGGGCTGAAATGCCTACGACCCCGAACCCCGTGAAACATGCTCGCGGCGTCAACCTGCTCATCATGGTCGGCGACGGCGGCTCGCCGGAAGTGTTCACGGCTTATTGCACGATCAACGCCGCGCGCTCGGTGGTGGGCGACGCCGCCACCAACGATTTCAACATCCCGGACTGCACCGACCCGGAAGCGCTCGGCTGGCTGGCGCGCGAAAAGGTGTCGCTTAGCTATTCGGCGACCGGCGCGGGCATCCTGAACACGCCCGACGTGCAGGCGTTCGCCGATTGGCTGGCCGACCCTAACTCCCACAACTGTCAGATCGTGGTCGATGTCCCGGCGACTGACGGCGGCGTCGTCTTCACCGGGCCGTTCCACCTGACGCACTTCGAGATCACCGGCAATCGCGGCACCAAAATGGAAGCCACGCTGAACCTCGTCTCGGACGGCGAAATCGTCGTCACCGCGACGACCACGCTCGCGGCGGCTGAAGCGGCGGCCCCGAAGCCTGCGACGGCTAAGGCGGCGTGAGCCGCAGCGGCGAGATCGTTCGCCAGTGGGGCGACGCCGAGCGCACGTTCCGGCTCGGCATCGGCGAATGGCGCAAGATCCAGGAAACGTGCGACGCCGGTCCTGCCGAGATCGCAGCGCGCCTAGCGAAGTGGGCGGCGATGCGGCAGCGCGCGCCTGCGGTCGGCTTCCTCGACCTGTTGGCGGCGGGCGGCCTCGGTAACTGGCGCGTCGATGACGTGCGCGAGCCGCTTTATCGCGGGCTGATCGGCGGCGGCATGAGCCCGACTGCGGCCGGGTTCCTGATGCGCGACTTGTTCGATGAGCGCCCGCTCACCGAGAACGTCGCGCTCGCCCTGGAGATCGTCCTGGCCTCGCTCGTCGGCCCCGAGGACGAGCCGGTGGGGGAGCAGGACGGGGAAGCGCAGGCGAA